GGCCACGCACTATAGAGTGCAGAGCGTATATGCCTGTGGGCTTGAGCGCACGATTGCCCGCATTTCTATGCGTACTGCTGCGCTGTGCGCGGCCAGCAATCTGCGTAAGGCGAGGGCGGAGGGCTTGCTGTGATTATCCTTCTTTGCCTTCTTTCTTTCGCCGTTGGCTTGACTGCCGGCATCATCATTCAAAGCGAGAGCGGACCCGACTATGACGACCACGAGTGACACACCAAGAACAGACAAGGCACGGCTGGACATCCTGCAAACGGGGCGCCCTGCACGGGTGAACGCCTCCTTTGCGGAGGAGCTGGAACGCGAGAACCAACTTCTCCGTGAGGAGCTTGAGCAGCAGGCCATCTGCAATGGTGCAGGGGCCTCGCGGGAGCTGTCCTTGCGGGCCACCATTGACGCCCTTCAGAAAGCTGGCCATCGACCCGTGGCATAAGCGGGAGAAGGAGGTGAAGCCGTGAGCGACACACCGAGAACGGACGAGCGCACCTACCCAGCCGACTGCCTAGGAAAGACGCTGGTGGTTAATGCCGAGTGGGCCAAGCAGCTAGAGCGCGAGAACGCTGCGCTGCGGGAAAACGTAGACGACTGGGAGAATGCGGTAGCGCACGCCCGAGACAATAGATCCCAAGAGCAACATTGCACCTGTGTTGCTCCGTTAGTCGGAAAGGTAAAACAACTGGAGCGCGAAAAGGCGCTTCAGGGGCTGCATCTTGCCACTATGGCAGACGTAGTACTCGGAGAGAATGCCGAGGATCGCAGCGACGAGACGTTGGTGCGGGAGGTGTGCAAGATGGCGCGGCAGAATCGCAACTTGGTCAATGTGCTAGAGGCTTTGGCTAAGGGGAAAGACGTTCCCGGCGTCACCGTAGCCGAGATTGCTGAATACGCCCAGAGTGCCGTAAACGCCGTCCGAAAGGAGAAGCAATGAACGCCAAACTCGTATCCATCACCCAACCCTGCGCCGACCTCATTCAGCAGGGCATCCTCACCGCAGACGACCTGATCGCCTACTGCGCTCGGGTCAGCAATCCCAGCAACCAGCTCAACACGGAGACGGCTCCGCGCCTCCTCGCCTACTGCATCAGGCACGGGCATTGGTCCGTGTTTGAGACAGCGAGTATGACGGTTGAGGTGGAGACCAGCCGGGCCATTGCCGCCCAGCTTCTGCGCCATCGCTCGTTCACATTCCAAGAGTGGTCCCAGAGGTATGCTACAGCCTCTGAGTTTGAGCCCGTGGAGCTACGCAAGCAGGACACGAAGAACCGGCAGGCGTCTGGTGATCCAATGGACGACCCGACCTTGGACGCCGAGGTGAAGATGCGGCTGGAGGAGGCGCAGCAGACATATGACCGCTTGATTGCTCGCGGCGTCAGCAAGGAGACTGCCCGTATGGTGCTGCCTCTTGCCACCCGAACGCGCCTGTACGTGACAGGGAATGTCAGGTCTTGGATTCATTATTTCGACCAGCGGTGCTCTGAGCACACGCAGCGGGAGCATATGATCCTCGCCTATCAAATCGCCCGCATCTTCGCCCAGCAGTTTCCGAATGTGTGGAACGCGCAACAGCTCAGAGAGGGCGGAGGTATTCCGCCAAGCCTGAGTTTTTACAGGCAGGTGATTAAGAAGTCAGTAGTAATGAAGGTAAAGCCGAAGAAGCCGTGAGCGAACTAGCCCTAGCCGCCCTGTTCCAAGCCATCGTGCAGATTGAGAGCGGCGGCAACCTTAAGGCTCGCAACGGGGACGCCTACGGGCCTGCCCAGATCAAGCCTGTCGTGGTGGAGGACCTGAAGCGCGCAGGCTACGATGTCTCCCTGCGCGAGCGGGGCACGATGGATGGCTCCTTTCGCCTGTTCAAGCTGTACACCCAGCATTGGATACAGCGGCGCAAGCTGAAGGACACGCCTAGGACCCGGGCGAACATCTGGCGTTATGGCCCGTTCAACTCCAAGACCACGCACAACGACGCCACCTACTACTCCAAGCAGGCGGAATTTTTGATGAGCAGGAAAAAATAGTCTTTACTTCTGACGCTTCCGGCGTCAGCAACGACACGAACACATAACACATATGAGCGAACATTGGTACACACGCGACGGTAAGAGCAGCCACACGCGGCTTACGAAGAAGGGCACGGAAAGGGCCACCACCCTCCGTGACGCACGGGTAGAGGGCTTGCTGCCCTCTGTCTCTTCGATCCTCAACGAGGCACACAGCCCTGAGCTGGAACGCTACAAGCAATCGCGCCTGCTGGACGCCTGCCTGAAGTATGCGCCAGACGCCTTCTCTACCACCGAGGAGTGGAAGAAGGCCATCCGTGAGGAGGCTGACCGCGAGGTGGTGGAGGCCCAGCAATTCGGCACCGCCTTCCACAAGGCGATGGAGACGGGCGAGCAGATTGACGGGATGGATGTCTTGGTCGCCTCCACCAAGGGCGCTATGGACGAGCTGGCCCTCGATGGGCTGGAGATTATTGAGCAGGAAGTGGTGCTCGTCAGCAAGGATATGGGCTACGCTGGCACCACGGATGTCCGCTACATCCGCAACGCCCGCAACGGCATCCTCGACTTCAAGACCACGAAGACCACGGCTGGTGAGCCTGTGCTGCTGAAGATGTCGCACAAGGCGCAGATTGCGGCCTACCACCACGCTGCCTTCCCGTGGCTCAACCCTTGGGAGCGCGAGGGCATCAACGTCTACGTCAGCAAGACCGAGCCCGGTCGGGTGGATGTCGTCAAGTATACGGCGGAGGAGCTTGAGATTGCGTGGCAATGGTTCGACGCCTGTGCCCGCCTGTGGCGCATCCGTCGTGGCTACGACCCGCGCAAGGAGGTGGTGTCTTGAGCGCCGACCTTCCGCATTCCGAGGAGGGTGAGCGCATCATCCTCTCCTGCATCCTGCTCGATGGCCCGCCTTCCTTGGCCAAGGCCATTGACGGTCGCATCGACGAGGGCTGCTTCTACCTGCCCCAGCACCGCAAGTTGTGGCGTGCCATCCAATGGCAGCACAAGAACAACCATCCGCTTGAGCTTCACGCCTTGGCTGAGGAGCTGAAGAAGATGGGCAAGCTGGACGAAGTGGGCGGCATCCCGGGCCTCGTGGAGATGACGCAGCTCGTCTGCACCACGGCCCAGCTCAACCATTGGATTGATGTTGTGCGCCAGCACTACGTGATGCGTGAGCTGCACTCTACCTGCACTCGTATGGCCGAGAAGACGCTGGCCCATAGCGGAGGGGTGGAGCCCTTCGTGCTGGAGGTGAACAACCTCCTGACAAAGCATCACGCTGGCACCAAGCAAGTGACGCTGGCCGACGCCTCGGACGAGGCCATTGCCCTCATCGGGCGCATTCAGGATGGCACGTACACGGACAAGGACACGGGCATCGACTTCCCGTGGCCCGAGTGGAACCGGCGCTTCGGCCTAGCCAAGCCCGGCGAGCTCATCATCCTGTCCGCCCGCCCGGGTATGGGCAAGAGTAGCTGCTGCCGTCAGATTGCCCAGCATTGGTGCAAGCAGGGCAAGGTGCTGCTGTTCTCACGCGAGATGCCCGTCAAGCAGATGGCCCCGCTGTTCGCCCAGACCACCACGGGCATCAGCTTCCGCGACATCCTTGCTGGTCGCTCGACGATGGACGACATCGAAACCTTTAAGCGTGAGCTTGGCAAGGTGAAGGCGTTGCCCATCGAAATCTACGATCAGGACCGGACGCTCAGCCACATCGTCACCCGGGCCAAGGCCTTCGCTCAGGTGAGCAAGCCCAAGGCCATCTGCGTTGACTACCTCCAGCGGTATGACGCCCAGCAGGAGCGCGGGGAAACCCGTGATATGGCCCTTGGTCGCTTCACGATGGCGATGAAGGACCTAGCCATCGAGCTACAGGTGCCTGTGGTTCTGCTGGCCCAGCTAGGTCGCAGCGTGGAGCGCGAGAACCGTGAGCCCCGTATGTCCGACCTCCGCGAGAGTGGTAATCTGGAGCAGGACGCCGACCGCATCATCTTCCTCAACGCGCCGGACCACCGGCCTGACGGGGTAATGCAGCAGCTCACGGATAACGATCTGCGTTTCATCTACGTGGACGCCATCCAAGCCAAGGGTCGCAGCGACGGCACGGGACGTTGCGGAATGATGTTCGATCGTCCCATCACCAAGCTAATGTCTCACCAGCCCGTATGAACACCTCTCCCAACTTCTCTGAAGCCGCGCTCGACCTCATCCTTGGCGACCGCAATGAAGCCTACGGCAATCCCCGTGAGGACTTTGAGGGCATCGCCCTGATGTGGACTGGCCTAATTAATGCCAAGCTGCATCACGAAATCACCGCTGAGGATGTGGCCCGTATGATGGTCGCCCTCAAGCTGCGCCGGGATAGCCACCGCCAGAAGGACGACAACCTCATCGACGCGCACGGCTACCTCCATTGCCTGAGCTGGATTCAGAAGGGCCTGCGTCCCCGGAGAGGAGATGAAGCGTGAGCTTCGGATTCGACGTATCCGAGACGATGAAGTCCATCCGCACCATCTTGGAGAAGCACACCAAGAATATGGATTGGAACGAGTCGCTGCCCGACGAGAAACAGAAGGACCGTACCTTCCGGCGCATCACCGATCCTGAGATCATCATCGCCATCGACAAGGCCATCAAGGAGCCCGGTGCCCAGAACCAGCTTGTGGCCGAGAAGTATGGCGTCAGCCGCACCACGGTGTCCAACGTCCGCAGGCGAGGGGCCCAGTATAAGGGGATGCCTGAGACCGAGGCTGGCATTCGCAACTGGCTGAAGGCCAAGGACAAGAAATACCGTGAGAGGAGCAAAGTCTGAACTAACTAGGGCTGGCGGCAAATGGACAGAGGCACGCTATTGGTCGTTCTTGCGAAGCGCCTTGCGGCGTGCCTTTGTTCGCTGGCCCGTAAACTACGACGCTCGAAACAGCTCCCGCAGGCCATACGTGGGCCCGTCCAGGCAACAGAAGTGGGAGTACGAGTGTTCGATATGCAAAGGCTGGTTTCCAATGAAGGGGACACAGTTGGACCACGTAAACCCGTGTGGGCCCTTGAAAAGCCTCTCCGACCTCCCGGGTTTTGTGGAGAGGCTTTTCTGCGAAAGAGAGGGGCTCAGGGTGCTGTGCAAGCCGTGCCACCAAGAGGTGACCAATGCAGCTAGACATCTTCGGACAGAAGGAGGAGGCGCCCAAGCCATCCCCGAAGGAAATCCC